TGCTTTGATCAAAGCCTCAGCATCCTGACAATTCCTCTCCCATTTGTTGTTTGGGCTAAGGGCTGCGATAACGCCCACTGCCTGCCCTAAGGTAATGTCATAGACATGCATTAGCCTGACACTTAGATCGTAGGCTCGTTGGTACCAGTGTTTGCCCTCCTGCATGTCAGTCTCGGAAGCAAGCATAAGCATAGCCTTGATGTAGCGAGTCACTGCTACGGGCTTTCGGTGTTGTTGTGCCATTGGGTGGTTGCGGATGGCGGAACAGTTAGTTTGTGGCTTGTGATGATCAGGCGTGTCCGTCAGTATAATCACCGATGATCACACCATTGTGGCGGACCTGACAGTAGCCATACTCTTCAGACAATGAGAGGCAAAGATCCCACGCCCTATCCTCATCGGTGGTAGTGTTCTCCCACGGTGCTGATGGGCAGATAACATCAAGACGTTGCATGATTCTGTGGGGTGTAGTGTGATCAGTAGACAGACTCTACTCTAAGGTGAGCATAGCCAGGAACATCAGAAGCATAGTCAGGAGAGGGAACCTCACGCAGGATTCTGTTATATTCCTTAACTGAGATGCGAGCACGCTCAGCATGGTAGGCAGCGCGTCGCCACTCGCCAGGAACAGCATCGCTGCCCTTGTATCCTTCATCCCATGCGGCCACGTAGTAGCCTTCCTCATCAATCAACGCATAGACACGACGTGGGTTGCCGTTCTTGTCGTTGTCAGCACACATGTGCTTGATCATTGCAAACTCAGTCATTTGAGTAATCATCCTCATTAATACGGGACAACAAAAGATACATGAACTCAGCATGATCAGGATACTTTGACCACGTTAGATAACCACAATTGATTGCAGTATCTAGAAAGGATTGATCCGGAGCGTAGTCACTCATAGGACAACCTCAAGGATAAGACAGCCAACACCCATCGCTAGGAGAAGAATGCTAACTGAGGGAACTGTAACCGAAGCAGCAAAGACAAACGCTGCGATTGCAACAAAGGTTAACATTTCAGTAGAGTTGCGAGGGAACAATGGGCTGGCCGTTCTGATCAACGCACTCATAACCTAGTCCGGCAATGGTGCCGATGTTGCCAGGCAGTAGCGTCTTGGCTTCAGTCAGGCGACACAAAAGGATTGCCTCCTGTGAGATGGGATAAGCCCGGACTCTGCCGTAAGCTTCCTTGAGTTGAAAGGTGATGGGTTTGAGCATGTTGCTCAGTCGTCGGTTGGTTTGGGTTGTGGTCGACCGTCAAGGCGTAAGGCCTGATTGTCTGGCGGATGCTGGGTTGGCCTGACTTCGCGTCGGCTCCTCTCGATCCGATGTGACCATCATGGCCCCTGACCCTACCCAGCGTCAAACATTGTGACAAAAGCTTAACATTCTCAATAACGAACGCTTATTGCGAATCGCACAGATTTTTTTGTAAACAAGAACACACGCGCCCACGCACGCCCATGTGCCCCCGCGCCTAACGCGCCCGTGCCCGCGCTCACACGCACACACACGCCCGCCCGCGCGTTTTATGATACCCACCCCACCCCGCCATGGGGGGTTGCCGCCGCCGCAGCCAGCGTATTAGGGGTTCGTATTTTTGTGTCAAAATCTATGACCCCTGCGTAAGGCGCTGGAAAGGCCCTCCGAGGAGCCTTAGGTGTCATCACACCTGAGGAGAGTCGGAGGGGTCTTCCTGGGCCGTCCAGGGGGCACTGAGACGCATCTCGTCAAAGAAGTCATTCCCGGTTTCCGAATAGATTGGATCCGGGACACCCGAAGGTGGAAGACTTGGTTCTACTTCTTTGATAGCTTGGTCTACTGTTTGAGTTATCTTCTGGTCAATCCACCACGTTTCTAAGGCAACAAGAAGACCCAGCCATAGAAACCGAATCCAGTCCGGTAAACCTTTGCTCAGGTTATGAATGTCCTTAAAGGTGTTTGTTTTTAAAGCCATCCCAAAGCAAGCGCAATAACTGGTAGTTGTTCTGACACGACCTTTTTGGCTGCCTCTGCAATCTTTCGATGTTCGAGTTGTGTCCCTTCGGTTGTCCTGAGTTGGATGTAATGAATCCAAGAACGAACCGTCCCATTCATATAGAGCCGTGTCGGAGTAGAAAGAGGAAGAACCTCTCTGGCACATTCCTTAGCGACACCAGAAGACACCATCTCTTGATAGAGATCCTCTGCTTCTGCGTAATGCCGTGCTATACGCCGATAGAACGCCTCAACCTCCTTTGAAGAAAGATCGTCATGACTGGCTTGCCTGTTCTTTAAATCTTGTCGTCTAAGGTGAGGAACATCAAGACGAAACCCTAACTCTTGAACATTGGCATACCGTTGGGAAAACTCTTGAAAGGAGAACGACCGATGACGAAGGATCTGTGGACTAATTGCTCTTGTTGTGTTTATTTCAAGAACAATGTTAGCCATCTCAAAGACTGACCAGTGTTGGTGTTTTATGCAATACCCAAGAAGCTTATCCACTGTCTGGTGGTTCTCTTGGTTATTTGGATTAGAAACCCTAGCACAATAGCCCATGATTTCTTGGGCATCAGGGGTAATGGAAACAAGACGAACAAGCTGTGTCATTGGTTGGTAATGGTGAGTGGTTTGGTAATTAAGTGTTATATGCCATATAAGAGACATATAAGAAGATATACTAGCTAATTACTAGAAAGAACAAGAAGAACAAGCTATTAATAGCTATTCTATGGTCTGCTTTTGTTTTTTCTTCTGTGTCTTCCCTATGACAAACGGAATCCACCCCCTTCGGGGTTGTCTTCCTGATTTTGTCTTTTTCTTTCTGTGTCTTTCTATCAAAAGCTAACGCTCCGGGGCTTCGCCCCTACGCTAACCATAGCTATCTTATGTGTCTTCTATATGGTATCTGGTCTTTCCCCCTCCCCCCTAACCCCCCTCCCCTCTTGGGTCTTCCCCTATGATGCTCATCGACTTCCCGTCAAAGCTTAACCGAAGAGATGTTTACAATTTGGTCTTTAATCGTTGTTCTATTCAGTTGTGTTTTTCCAAAAGGAGGAGGTTGGTAGGGTGTCTGGGAATGTGGTTGTCGGTTGGGGCGGGGGGATGACGATTTTGGGTTCGGTCACCCCCCTATTAATTACCGCTGTTCCACACGGAAGGACACCACTCCTCCCGTCCAACAGAGCACCTTCTGTTAAACCCAGTGGTGGACTGCGTTGTCACCAGATCCAACGTTGTCAAAATTTGCCCCCAACACAAGGCGATCTGTGGCCTCCTGAGGGTGGTCAATAAAGGCTCGTAACATCTTGTTCCAATCCGATCTACGCGCCTCAATAGCCGCCTGTTTGGCGGAGATGGCAAGGACATCTTGAAAGTATTTGACACCCAAAGCTAATGCGTCAACACGGTCATCATGTTTAACGGCTCCTTTCTCCCGACACATTCGTGTGAGCTGGTACATCAGCATCCTCGGCAGTCGCTCTTCGGGACTCAGATCAGGATTACTGGTATAGTCCCATTGGATAAGCCGTTGGTCAAGAATAAGGCGATGCTGGTTAAGGACGGGTTCTAGTGTGTCGATGATTCGGTCTTCCTTTCGGGTGGTTGCTCGGACCTCTTCAAAGTCAATACCAATCTTCATTTCAATGGCGTGTTTTTTCATGAGTTCCATGACCGCACCATCACCAAAGTTTGATTCAATTACGCAAAGACTTGCCTTATACTTCTTTGCCCGACGGAGGATCTCACACAAAGTAGAATCAGAATAACCGTCTTGGTTGGCAAAGATGTCTCTGATAAAGACATACCCATTCAACTGACTAAGTATTATGGCAACGGTTTCGTCTTTTCCTCTGCCGCTTGGGTCAACGGCCACAATAGTTTGCCCATAGGGGACAAATTCCGAAACAGTCTTAGGCCGGTGCCATCTATCCCCAGGGAGAGCGACAGCAGGAAGATCAAGCTGAGTCTCTTTATCGGCTCCCCACACCAAGTCACTCGGACCCTTTTCCAGATCAAGCGGTAATACTGAAAAGTCGCTGAGTTTAAGTGGAAATTTAAGAGCATCAGAAAGACTTGTGTCGAGCATGAACTGAAGCATGAAGTTGCTTCGGCTCATTGATTGTTCTCGTTCGAGAAGGTTAATCTCGGAGAAGCGGGTATCTGTGGGTTTCCAGGATAATTCCTTATGTCCCTTTTTAGATATATCGTTGGCAAGTTGTGGGGCCAGTACCTCCTCATACCCAGTTAGATCTTTAGGGTAGCGTGCTGGCCAGACAAACGGTCGATAGTTTCGTTCTCTAAGGGTACGATAAATCGTAAAAGTAGTTTGTGGTGTGCCGAGAAACACGATACGAGAATCCTTCTTTGGCGTAAGGACGGATTCGCCCTCAGTGACCAATTGAAGCAACTTTTCACGCATAAGGTCGGTAGCACTGTTAGCGGGAACCTCAACGTCGTCGAATACGATAAGATCGGCTCGGCTACCAGTAATTTGGCCGGTAATGCCAACGCTTTTAACCGACGGAGCTTGGGCGGGCTTACACCCGGCGACATCAAACGAAACTCGGGACCACCGTTGATTATCGTCCACAGGGCGTAGATGAGCCAACCAATCAAACTCAAGAATGCATTTCTGAGTAAAGATAGTGAAGTCATCAGCTCTTTGTTTAGACGCAGAAACAACAAGGATCTTCTTATCACGGTCGTTCCATAGCGTCCACAAAACAAAGGCAGCAGCGATCCAGCTCTTTCCCAATCCTCGGAATGCTTGGATTTGTAATCGTTTTGGTCCACTTTGCAAGTACTGAGCAATTGCTATTTGTGCTCTTGTTGGAGGAGGCAGGTCGAGCGACTTCCATACAAGAGAAAGAAAAAGAGGAAAACTGGCCTCTAGACGGGCCTCTACGGTGCCTTTATCAGACATAAGGGGAGAACATACGGACAAGTGGGTGGAGGCCCATTAGAGAGCCTCCTAGGGGTGTCTCAGCGACTATTACGTCCTTTCTTTCCCTTACGAGATTTACCCGCACTGGAAAGGGACGCAGCAATGGCTTGTTTTTGGGGGTATCCTTCCCTCATCATCTTACGGATGTTTGAGGATACGGTTTTCTTAGACGAACCTTTTTTCAAAGGCATGGGTTATTCCCCCTTCATCTTGGTGGTATATTTTTTACCACGCCAGGTAAAGGTTTTAGCACCCGCTTTACGAGCAGAGGAAAACGCCTGGTCAAAGGTCTTCTTGTTAAAGGAAGATTGTGTGGTCTTAGGTGAAGGCCCTTGCTTGGGTTTGTAATCACCACGTTTCATGGCGGCGGAAAGGGTCGCATCACCAGCGGGACGAGGAGCCATTACAGCAGCTGCAATACCACCACGGCCAAGGGTCTTCAAACCACCAACAACAGCACGGGCAGCACCAGCAGCTTTAAGGACACCTTCCATCCGCTTGCTTGCGGCTTTGGCACCACGACGAGCTTGGGCCTTTGCTACTTCGGCCTTACCACGAGCCTGAGCAGCCCGTACTTGACCAGAATCACCAGGAACGCGAAGCTTCTTAGCGCCTTCTTTAATGCTAGGCTTATTTGCTTTGTCCAGTTCGGCCTTACGAACAAGAGGACGACCAGTGCCAGCCTTACGACTTTGAGCAGCCTTCGCAGCAAGCTTACGCATGGTAGGCTTATTGCGGTTCACCATGCCAGGTGCAGAACCACGCCCACTTCCTTGACCAGAACGAGTCGAGGGGGATGTACGGCCTGCTCCAGGAGCTTGACCGCCCTTAACGGTAGCAGGACCAGCCTCAAGTTTGGTTGCTTTTACCTTAGCACGCTGAGTAGCCAGCATACTTGGCTTAGGAGTTGTCTTGTTTACCTTACGGGGCATGATCAGCTGGCCTCCACGGACTCAGCCTTACCGAAGCCATCAGCATCAACAGCCCCAGCAGCATAGACAGCCGCATTGATCAGGGCAACCAATTGAGCAACGGTATAAGAAGCCTCAGGGGTATTCACAGTGGTATCACTGCGTTGGGTTTCATAGACAAAACCAGGGGTATTAGAAAGGTCACCGTAAAGGGAACCACCAGCAGGATTAGTAGCCATTTTTCTTAATTAAAAGGGATTAGGTTGTAGTCCAGGAAAGGACCTTGGAAAAGTTGTCAAGAGAAAAGGTATCTTGATTAACCCACCAGCTAAGCCAATGGGAAGAGCCTTTACTTTGATTACAAGAAAGGCAAGCAGGCACTACGTTATGAGTAGTATCGTGACCTCCTCTGGCCTTTGGATGAACGTGATCCAGCGTTAGATCTTCTGACGATCCACAATAGACACACCGGTTATTCCAGTGGTCTTTGATTGCTGCTCGCCACATCCGCTTTGCATCAGAGGAGGTCATGGCCTTAAGGAGAAAGAGGTATTCAGAAGGGTCTTTGAGAGGCATGATGCCTACTGCGGTGGATTACTTCTTCTTTTTCTTTGGAAACCCTGCCTTCATATTGGCGTAGGCCTTAGGAGTAATGGTGCTATTCTTTTTTGAGCGGCTCGTGCCAGCTTTTTTACGCTTGTTGATGTTGGCGTAAAGGCCAGGTTTTCCTTTCATTTTTTGGTGGGTTTACCGTTGTGGCCGTTTCGTGCGCGATTCTTGCTTGGATTTTCAAGAACCATCGTCCCCTTTTTGGTATGGGAAAGATCGGGGCCTCCCTTTCCCGCTATGCCGCGCCTTCTGCGAGCAGTCCAACGTTCTTCCGAAGCCTGTTTCACGGCTGGCTTCTTGTTATACTTACGTTGGTATGCTGCCTTTTTTGCAGCGGCGGCTTTGTTCTTTGCGTAGTAACGAGCGGATTTACTTTTTGCTTGAGCCATAGTCGGAAAAGAATACTTTGTTTTCAAGGCGCTCAATTCTGGCAGTACTGTTTCCTACCTTTTCAATAAGCACCTCTACCGATTTGGCAATGTTATGAAGGGTAAGCAAGTGCCACCCAAACAAACCAAGAGCCGCTGTGGCCAGTGAATTACGAATAATTTCGTTATTGGATGACACGTTCCACATCCTCCAGCTCAAGCTCAGGCAAGGTTGCGAAGAGTTCGGCCAGCGGAGATCCAGATACCGGAAT